GGCTGGAACTGGGGTGGGGTAAGGGGGGCCCAGTCCCCCATTCCCAAATTTTTCCTATAAATTTCAGGTTTACTAAACCCCTATAAAAATTTTTGCTTTAAAAGTTTCTTTACCTATGTATAATGAACTAACATCAAGACGCATGAAGATTTATCCGGTGCTACGGATGGAAGGGTCGCTGAGAGCAACGGGCGGCACTTTCAAAGTCTTCAGCCGTGTTGGTGTGAATCAGCACGTTAACGGCCAGAACGATAGACCGTGTAGGGAAACCTTCCCGAAAGTCGTGCGATACGGAGTCTCAACTGGGGAGGCTGAAGGTCAAACCCAGAGGCAGATCGGAGAGACGGTCAATTTTATAAAAATTTGCTCCGCGAGGTAAAGCATGGAATTAGTAATGTGGTTTTATTCGGCGATCATTCTTCTGTGGTTGTGGGTCATTAGCGATAAGCTGTCTGACATCATTACTTTGTTGGAGACTTTGGCTGATAAAAAGATTAAGAAAGACATTAGTTCTTTAGCTGATGAACTGTTTGCGTCTGAGTACGAGAAATATCGGTCTGAAGCTATCCGGAGAATGAAATGACTGAATGGTCTCTTGCGCATCCCCTACATGATATAGACGATATTGTTGAAATGGCTGATAGTTGGTTTGGGCATGAAGCTGATGGCATCTTGACTAGAGACCGTAATGTGTTTCGACACAGAGTTACTGTAGCTACTACTGAACAACTGTTCAACAAAGGCCGTGAGTTTATTGCTGTATGTCGAAGCTTTGATCCTCCTGAATACGGTTCTGGCGACCTTCTTGGGTTCTGCTGGTTTGACCGTGGCGGTTATACAACCTACTCTAATGAAGAGATTTCAAATGCAAAGTTCCACCATTTGGATCTTAGTTTGCCTGTACGTACTCGTGTACGCCTTGTTAATGAGATGATTGACCAACATATACTATGGGCGCATACTTGGGGTATCCCTGTTGTTTGTTCTACATCTATCAGGGCTGACCATGATGGTTTTATGAAGATCCACCGTAAACGTGGTTTCACAACAAATGGCAGCTATGCTTGGATTCGTACTGAAGAGGCTTATAAATGTTTGACGAAATAAGACCTGAAGGTTCTACTGTTAAATCAGAAAAAGAAAAAGCTGCTGCTCGTGAGATTGCGGCTATCAAACGTGCCGAACGTAAAGCAATGAGATTGGCTTCTGGTGACAAACTTCCACGTGAAAATACAGGTGGCTTGTCTGACCCTGCCAACCGAAACACCAAAGGTCGTCCTAAGTCTATTGTTAACCGTGTCACAGAATATGGCGCGTTGTTTAATAAACTAAACGAAGCTCATATTGAAAAAGGGTTGCCTCCTTTGAAGACAGCAATGGAAGTTTTGATTGAAGCTATGCAGTCTGACGAACTAGATTTGAAAGAAAAGTCTAAGATTGCAGAGAAGCTGGCTACATTTGAATCGAGTCGAGCACCTGTAATCTCTATTGAGCACGTACAGAACTTGGTTAAAGAAGAAGATGTGTCGGCTGATGATGCGTTAGATGATTTCCTTGATTCTTTAAGAAAGGTCTAAAATGCCGTTGAAAAAGTCAAAGTCTGAGAAGGCTTTTAAATCGAATGTCAAAGCTGAAGTCAAGGCTGGTAAGCCTCAGAAACAAGCGGTGGCAATTGCGTATGCGGTAAAACGTGACGCTGAACACAAACGGAAAGGTTCCAAATGAGCGGTTACACCTCTGGCAACAATGCCCCTACCCTGATGGCCCAGGCTCCTAATCGCCGTGGCAATCAATCCAAAGACACTGCAAAACATTCTGGTGGCGTAACTTCTGTTACCCGTCCTCAAGGTTCTACTGCTTACAGCGTTGGTCATCAAGGCGCTACTAAACCCGGCAAAGATGCTACATCTGGTCGTGGTCAAAAAGTGTCTGTCAGTCGTCCTGTTGATAGCTATGGCGCTAACGACAGCTACCGTAATGCTGACCGCAAAAACTTTCTGAAGTGAGGCAATCATGTACGGTAAAGTTATCTCTGGTGGCAAACAGATGTCTAAAGGTTTGACCAAAGGCATCAACGATAAATTGTCTAAGTTCTCCGAAAGCCATAGCCGTAGCGCCAAAATTGCTGGTGCTGTGCGCAATGCTTTTGTAGGCGCATCATTGTCTGATCCACAGACTAATGATATTCACCAACGTGGTCAATTTAAGACTATTAAATCTCCCAAGAACGTTTAAAGGAAAAGTATGGCAACGTATGACATTGAAGCTTTAAAGGCAGACTTACCCACGGCTAAAGAACTAGCGCAGTTTGTGTACGATAAGACACAGATTGCGTTAGATCTTATTGGCAAATCAAAAGAAGATCAGTATCAAGTAGCTAAGAACGCACTTGAGGGGAAGAAGATTCCTTCTGAATTTTTGACCGACGAAAACCCGTATGTCGAAAAGAAAGATTTGATCCCTGTTGATGAAATCCGTAAACTTCCTGCCCGCAGCGCTGATCTGCCAGATGAGAGTTCTATGGTCCACCAGTTTGGTGCGACTAACATGCCTCATCCACTTGATCCACAGTCTGACCGCAAAGTTCATATTACTTTCCGCAAGTATGAAAACGGTTTGTTGACTTACCAAGTCATGGGTCCTTTGGAGCAACAAGCTGTTGGTTCACGTATTAACAAGTACGGTCAAAACGTACCTGAGAAATACACATGGATGGACCCACGTACTGAAGAACGAGTGATGCGTCGTCCTGATGGTACATACACTGAAGTTGGTCGTGGTTTGCACACCTACTGCGTTGGTGAAAAAGGTGGTGGCATTTGGTCATTGATTGACCGCGACATGGTTACCGTCACCGAGAAAAACATCGCTAACCCCTGGGCGTAATAAGGAATTGCAATGAATACACCTGAAATTGCTCAGCAGCGCACTGTCGTGTCATTGAACGACATTACAGAAAAAGTAAAGAAAACAACATTTATTATTCTTCCTGATTGCACAACAACTATTTGCCAATTGTTCATGGAAAACGGTTACGTTATTCTTGGTACAAGCGCATGCATTGATCCAGCAAAGTTTAATAAAGCTCTTGGTGAAAAATATGCCTATGAAGATGCCATTAATAAAGCTTGGCCTCTTGAGGGATATCTTTTAGCCGAAGAAATTTTTAAACGAAAATAATGGAAGACTACTCTGCAATATTCCAGCAAAAGCTGTCTGGACAGGCAGAAGTATGCGCTCGGAAAACCTTGGAGTGGCTCCAAAAAGATCTCCAAGGCACGATGCGTCTTACTCCTGAAGAAGTCTTTTATCTTGCAAACACGGCAAGCATAATGTTGGACATTCGGGACAAGTATGGCAAAAAGTGAAGCCAGTGATTACATCCTTCCTATTTACAAGGAACGGGCGTTAAAACATTTGGTAAAGCTGGCTGGCGGTAAACGTGCCGCCAATGCCTTGTCTACCGATCAAAAGAAAAAGATGATGCTGGCGCGAGTCAAATTGGCTCATGACATGCAGTTCAACACGCTCAAATGGTTTCGCCCTTTTGAGTACCAAAAGAAATTCTTTGAGACAGGTGCAACAAGTACTCGTCGTGGAATGATTGCCGCCAACCGCGCTGGCAAGACAATCGCTTCTACCTATGAGACTGCTTACCACCTGACAGGCCGTTATCCAGATAACTGGAAAGGTCGTCGGTGGGATAAACCTATTGTGGCTATGGCCTCTGGTGAATCCTGGGAACAAGTTGCCAAAACTTTGCAGTCTAAGCTGCTAGGTTGCGATGATATTAAGCAAAGCTATAAACTGGGGACAGGTTCTATCCCAAGGGAGTGCATTGATGAAAAATCCTACCGATCAGACGGAGCAAATGTTCTCTCAATTGAAATCTGGCACGTTAGTGGTGGAAAGTCCAAGCTTTACTTCTCAAACTACACTCAACAAGTTCGACACTTGCAAGGCTTCGAACTTGATCTTGTTGTCCTTGATGAGCAGCCACCAGATGAAACTTTTTCAGAACTTGTTGTCCGTACAGCAGCTAGAAACGGACAGGTTATCTGCTCATTTACCCCCCTCAAAGGGATGTCAGGACTTGTAAGAAAGTTCTGGGATCAGATCGAAGGTTATTCGCATGTGCGGGTGACTTGGGACGATATTCCTTATGAGAACGAATGGGGTGAACCATTCTTCACCAAAGAAGAGCGTGAACAATTGTCTAGGGACTTTATGCCTTGGGAGAGGAAATGCCGTATGGAAGGTATTCCACTTATTGGCAAAGGCGTTGTATTCCCATTGTTGGAATGGCCCATTTACAAGGCTATTGACCTTGACTTGCGCAACAACGACAAGCTTGAACGCTTGATTAGCTTTGACTTAGGAATTAAAAATGACCCGACTGTTATCTCGTTCTTTTTCCGCGATCCTGTTGAAGAGATTATCTACTTACACAAGCAAATCACGATCCCAAGTGGGGAAGTACCGGATGAATATGTCCATTATTTATTGGACCGAGAAACCAAAGGCGTCCCTATCGCACTTCCGCATGATGGCAGCCAACCGGGACGTTACACGCTTACTGAACAATCGGTTCGTGAAGTGTTTGAGGATTCCTATGGGCTTAATTGTATCCCTGGGGCCATTCTCAACCCGCCTAACGACCAAGGTAAAGTAACAAACCACAAAGCGTATGGAATCAATATAATGCGCATGGGTATGGAACGTGGTACGTTTATGATTAACGAATCATGTACCAAATTCTTGGAAGAGGCTCGGAACTATGCTATTGACGATGCTGGACGATTTTCTGATCCTGATGACCATATTGACTCTGCGCGGATTGGCGTTTTGGCGTTAATTCAGGGTCATGGTGAATCAGTTGTGAGCCGCGCCAATACATTTTCAGCTAAACGCTTTGCTCCTATTGAGGGCAAGGTTCAAAGGATATAAAATGCTTGATAAACAAAACCTGATTGTTGAGAGTTTGGAAAGCCCTCCGTCCAATAAAGGGATTGAATATCAGGTCGCTCATGAAGCATATTTGAAGATGGTTGACTATCTTCGTTTGACTCAAGCAAAAAACACCCTCAACCGATTAACCGATTACCACTACCTCAACATTGCGGTATCTAATTCTACTGAACCTGTTCGCGGTATTGACTACATTGCTCCTGTTGTCAGCCCCGGTATTGACTATTCCACCGCTGTCATAACAAAGTGCTTGATGCCTCAAGGCAAAGTGAACTTTGAGTTTGAGCGTTTGCATGAAAATGATGAAGCTGGTTCACGCCAAGCCATGAAAATGGCATTGCACTTCATTAACAGCAAAAACGATTCATATTCCATCATCCGTGATTGGGCGCAAGACTCATTGCTGCACAAAACTGGCGTTGTGATGGTTTCCCCAATTCGCAATCCAATTACCCAATACAAAGAAGTCGAAGGCACACGCGATCAACTGCGTTCCTTTGAAATCATGGCTGCTGAGAAAGGTCTTGTTGCAAAACGGCAACAAATGCGTCGGATTGACGTAGATCTTCAAGGTGTTATGCAAGAAACTGTCACCGATGAGACAGGTTCATCTGTTGAGCCTACTGGTGAAGAAGTCCAAGATGCAATCCGTTCCAATACCATTTATCGTGCAAAGTACAAGCTAACTGGATATTCAACCAATATCCAAATTAAGCATGTTGCGCAACATTATTTTGTTGCTAATCCAACGATTCCTGGTATCCGTAACCAAGACTTTTGTGGTTTCTATGATCCAATGACGATTCATGAGGCTAAAGCTCAGTATCCGTACATTGACCTTGAAAAGTTTGCTGATCATGCGGCTTATGGTCCTGCTGGTGCTTACCAAGCTGGTGCTTTGGAAAACGATCTGGCTTTGCATGCCCGTGATTCGACTCCAGTTCCAGGTCAAGGCGTAATTGCCAGCCAAGGCGCTGATCGTTACAGCCGTGTGGTCATGTTGACTACAGCATGGCTTAAACGCGACATCGACAATGATGGCGAAGAAGAGACCATTGAGATCTGCTACTCGGGTTCTTACATCTTGTACATCAAGGAAGTGGATTTCATTCCTTTGGCTGCGATGGTTCCAAAACCAATCGTTGGCAACTTCTTTGGTTACTCACAAGGAGAGCGTTTAGTACCCCTGCAAGAGTACAAAACAGCCATTAATCGCGCAGAAATTGCTTTTGCAATGCAAGCTTCTACGCCTCGTATTGGTGTAAACCCAGAGTTTGTCGACGCAGAAGAAATCCAGCGTGGCGTGTCTGCTTTGTTCATCCTTGACCGCAAGTTTGATCCTACCAAACACGTTTACGAGTTTGAGCCAATGCAAGGTAACTTGGCTTATGTCCAAGATGCAATGGATCGTTTTGACCAAGATACAAGCCGTATGTTGGGTATGACCAATCCTTCTGACACTCTGAATCCAGAAGTGATGAAGGACGGTAACTCTGGTTACAAGTTGCAATTGGCAATGGGTCCAAACCAGCTTATCCAAGATGAGATGGTTAAAAATTGTGCAGTTGGCTTGAAAGACTTGATTTATATCGTCTGGAAGACTATGGTTCAGTACGCTGATGACTACAACATGCAGCAATTGGCTGAAGCAATGCTTCCGGGCGCTGGCGGCTTCTTGGATGCCAAGTCAATGGAAAACTTTGACTTCATTGACCGCAACATGATCAACATTGATCTTGCTTTGGGCTTTTTGTCGGACGAAAACCGCCTGACTCGTCAACAGTTGATTACACAAGCTCAACAACAGTTTGCTGGCATTGTTGCCCAACTTGATCCTAGCGTTCCAGAAATGTTTATCAAGGCTCGTCGTCCATTTGAGGACACTTTGTATGCCTTGGGAGTTAAGAATTGCGACTCTTACTTGCCTACAATGGAAGAGGCATTTAAGATGTTCCAAGCCAAACAAGCTGCTGGTCCTGGCATCGCAGAGCAAGAAGTCAAGTCTAAAGTGGACTTGAACAATGCTAAGACTCAAGAATCTCAGACTGTCGCTGCCTTGAATATCAAGAAAGCAGAAGACATTGATGTTGACAACATGTTTGAAGCTATGGCTGCTAAACGAGGCAAGTTGAGCGCCGTAGAGATTGATTAAGGGAAGTCAATGAAAAGCTTAGTAAAGAATATCCGGGATTACTTTAATCGTCGGACAAAAGCAACGGATAGTTACAAGGAGGCCCATGTAGAAAGACGAACTCTGGTAATCCAAAACGGAGAAGCTGCTGGTCGGCTGATGCGTAATGAGGATTTTGCATTGATGTTTAACCTGTATAGGTTCAACATGCTGGAACGACTTGAAGAGTCCGACAGCGATGAGAAAAGAATTGGCAACGCATATTATGTTGCTGGAGTGCGTGATTTCATTGACTTCATTGAGAAGAGTGAATATCTCGCTAAGGTGGCTTTGAAAAAAGCCGAAACTTAACGAAATAGGATAAGATATGTCAGACGTAAGTGCTATTGCACCCGCCACTGAGCAAACTGGTGCGGCTAACCCCGCCGATGCCATCGCTGAGATGATTGCCGTCAACCGACGTAACATGTCTCAACCCGAAGGTAGTACGGCCCCACCAGCGGGACAAGAAGAGGTGAAAACCGAATCCCCCGAGGCGGCTCCTGTAGAAGAAGCCGAACCTGAAGGTAGTGTTGACGAGACTACAGAAACTGTAGATTCAGAAGCCGAAGAAGCCACCGATGGTGTAACTGATTCGATCAACTTCTTAGAGTTTGCAGAGCAGAATCCTGACATGCTGTGGAGGATTCCAAACAAGGACGCGGAAGGCGGCTTTGTGGAGATCCCAGTATCCAAGGCGGCTGCTATTTTGGGTCAAGGAAGTGCTATCCATGAAAATGCGCGTAAGCTTAAAGCCGAACGTGCTGATTTTGAAGAGTACGAAAGTAAGCGTAGGGCTGAACTTGATGGTTTGCAGATTGGTCTGGAACTGACAATTCAACCGCAGCTTCAACAAGCTGCTGATGACTTGATCAAAATCCAAGGATATAACCAGACTTGGAAGCAAATCCTCGCAAATGCTATTGACGAGGTTCAACGAAGCGAAGCTGAAGCGGCTATCCGCCAGAACGATGAGTTGATCCAAGAAAAGAGCCAGTTCATCCAAACGAACCGTCCAAAAGTTGAGCAGTTCTATCAACATCGCACTGCATTCGTGCAGGAGCAACTTGAGAAAGCTCGTCAGGGATTCTCTGACAAGGAACTGAGCAATAAGGCCAACTTTAACGAACTTCGTGATAAGTTGTCCAAGGATTGGAAAGGCGCTAGTGGGTCTTTTGTTCCTGGTGTACCAAACATTGATTTGGTATCTAGTGATGAATACTTGTTGGGGTTGATCCGTGACGGTATGAAATTTAGGGAAGGCCCTAAAGTTCGTAATGCTGGTGGTTCATTGGCTGCGGCTACTAAACCAACGGCTCGGGCTAAGACCGGACCTGAAGATAAGGCTTCTGAACTTCAAAGAAAAGCACAAGCTGGCGATAAAGGCGCAGCGCGAGATCTTTTGGCAAACCTTTTGGCGCAAAACAAGACGCGCCGTAAATAAACAGGAGTTTTAAATGTCTACTATCACCTCTGCCGCACTCGGTAACGGTAACGGTTCCTACACCACCGACATCGTCGTTAAAGACCTCGACATGACCGTGTCGAACTATGTTAAAGATCGTACCCCGATCACTAACATGGCTATGAGCAAAAAGCGCAAAGTCAACTCGACTCTGCACATTTGGCCTAACGACTATTTCCGTGTTCCAGCCCTGAACGCTAAGTTGGAAGGCGCTGCTGTGGATTCGTCTGCTGCTGCTTCTAACACCCGTTCTAACTTGGGTAACTACACTCAGATCTTCACAACCGTGATCGGTGCTACCGGTACTGCCCGCGCTGTTGAACAAGCTGGTGGCGACCCCCAAGCCTATCAAGAAGTCAAGCAATTGACCGAAATCATGTTTGACGTTGAACTGCAAATGGTTCGCGCTGACGGTGCTTCTATCAAGTACGCTGGTCAAGCTGCTACCCAAGGTTCTTCGCCTAACAACGGTCGTCGTTTTGGCTCTTTGTTTGCTTTTGCTGGCACACGTTCTGGCAACGACACTGATGGCACTTCCATCCTGAACTTGGCAGCTTCTGACAGCAACGACACAACTTCTGTTGTGAACACTAACGTGCCTTTCAACGGTTCGTTGGCTAACGCTGGTTTGGGCTATTTCACTTTCAGTTCTGGCGTGACCTTGCAGCAATTCAGCCCCTACCTGTACAAGCAGTTGGTAACTGTTGCTGAACAACGCTTCAATGCCAAGATCACTAACATGGTGGTCCCAACTTCGATGCGTACCCACATCAGCGACATGATGCCTACTAGCCGTAGCATCAACCGTTTCAACCCCGCTGACAAAGGCGACACTATCTCGACATACGAAGGTGACTTCAACTACACCTACCAAATCGACGATAGCTGGGTGATGGATCAAACTGGTTCGGACAACACTTCTGCACTGTTCCTGAATCCTGATGTGATTCAATGGGGTAGCTTGCGCGAACTGGGTCCTAACAACGAAGTGTTCTCTAACGCTGACGCTTCTTTGGACCAATACATCCTCGAAGGCACGCTCATTGTGCGCAACCCAGCAGGTGTTGCAGTGTTGGCAGCGGTTTCGCCCACAGGCGCAGCCGTTACAACTACTCGCCCAAGCGCACAAGTACAGCGCTATTTGGCTTAATCAGTATTTGACTGAAGTTGCAATATGGTCTATTATGGCCTTATTGCAACGGAGGTCAAATGTACGATTTACCAAAGACAAGAGAACAAGCTCGTCAAGAAGGCGTAAAAGCTTACTTTACGGGTTTGTTCTGCAAGCAAGGTCATATTGCTAAAAGATGGACAGCAACAGGAAACTGTTCTGTTTGTCAGCAAAATAGGACCAAAAGCTGGTCAGATAGAAATCCCGAGAAAATTGTTGCTTATCTAAAATCTGAAAAGATGGTGGAAAAGCGAAAACAATATGGTCGTGAACACTATCAAAAAAATAAGCATGCTTACATTGCAAAAGACGCCAGACGTAGAGCTTACAAACTGCAAGCAACTACAAAATGGGGTCAAGAAAATGTAAAAGCTTTTTACAAAAAAGCCAAAGAATTAGAGGAAATGAATCCTGGTGTGAAATACCATGTTGACCATATCGTGCCATTGGCAGGAGAAAATGTCTGTGGGTTGCATAACCAATTTAATCTTCAAATTCTGACAGCTTTGGAAAACCAGCGCAAAGGGAAAGTATGGAATTGAATCTGAACAATGAAGAAGCAAAAGTCAATGAAGACTACTACTTAAAGGGAAACCTTGAGGCAGGAGTTGAAGGTGTTGTTAGACAAAACGACAAGTTGTACAACGAAGTCAAATCGGGTACATGGTCACAGACTTTCAAGACCAACAACATTGATTACAAAATTGGTGCTTTGAATGGTGAAAGATATGTTCAATACACCCAACACAATACTGATCAAATAAAACAGTACTGCAAAGATCGCAGGGAGTTTTATCAGATGATCGGTACAACAGATAACCCGATTTTTGCTGGTACTTTTGAAGCAATGAGTCTTCCAAAAGCTATTGCACATTCGATCTGTTCTAAGTACTTTAACAACCGTCCGTGGGAGTTGATTAAGATGGATAAAAAGGACAAGATTTTGTTCTATGCCATTGTTAACGAGTACTATTCAGAATACGTTTGTCATCCTTCAGGAAAAATCCCTCTACCATATAATCCACTCATACCGTCCAAGTAAGGAAGAGCTATGGCCCTATTTATTCAATCAGCTAACGTATTAGTTAGCCGTGTTGCTCAATGGGTGGGGGCTTTACCTCAATCAACAAGTATTAGCGTATCGTCAATCAATACTTCTACAGGTCTGATTACGGTATCTTCTGATCCACGTAGTGTTATTTCTGTTGGTGACTTTATTGGTCCAAGTAACACTTTGCCTTTTACAGTAGTTTTGGATGTCACAAGTACTACTGTTTTGGTCAATGACCCTGATGGTACATGGAGCAATCTGACACCTCCAGTTACCATTTTGAAGCTGCCAAGCCAGTCTTCTTTGGAAATCCAAGCTTGTATCCAGTTCGCAGAACTAAAGATGCGTACATTGGAATTGCCAGCTTTGCGTACCAATCCTTATGGTGACGATCCAACAATCCTGACTACAGATGAAAACGGCATGGCCCCTATCCCTGCGGATATGAATATGCCTGTTTTGTTCTTCCAAGAAACACCAAATTCACAAGTTGCTCCTGGTACTCCTGCCGCGAGCATGGGTCCTTGGATTATTTATGACCGCGTTGGTGATCGTGAGATTATTCGTCGAAGAATGATTGACCAACTGTATGTTCGTCCTTTTGGTGTGCCTCGTGTGATCCGAGCCAGCTTTTCTGAAGTCGGTCCTAACTACATCTTTACACCAAACCCTGGCAAAGATGTTGAAATCAAGGCTTATTACCAGCGTACATTCCCATTCTTGTTTAGCCCAACTGGTGACAGTTTGAACCCAATCGTGCAAAACAATGCTGTGTTGGCATCATTCCCAGAAGGTTATTTCTTTGGCACTTTGGCAAGTTATTACGACAAGAATAAAAACACTGCTGAAGCTCAGAAGTGGGAAGCTCGTATAAGTGAAGCTTATGGTCTGATTGAAGATCAAAACTACCGTGGCAAATGGCATGGTGGAGATCAACATCTCACATCAGAATTCCAACCACGCGACTATCGCTATTCGTTCCGGTGAGGTAAACAATGGCAACAGGTGGACTTTACGGATCCAGCCCAAACGGGAATGTTGTTGCGTCTTCTGGATCAGAATCTGCTGGTCTGTACGGCAATATTTCTAGTTTTGGCGGTACATATTTTGAATATCTCATTTTCATTGAGTCTACGACTGTTCCTGCTACGCCTACTGGTGGTTCTTGGAGCTTTACTAGTAACACTGGTACACCTCCTAGTGGTTGGAGTAATTCACCTCCTGCATCTCCTACAAATCCTGTTTATATGTCCATTGCGTTGGTTAATTCGCGCAATGGATCGGCGTTAAGCTGGTCAGTTCCCGGTCAAATCTTTAAACAAGGTCCTACAGGTCCAACTGGTCCTACAGGACCCACTGGTCCACAAGGTCCACAGGGAAATCCAGGTACTGCTGCTACTGTTGCGGCGGGAACAACTACAACTGGTGCTGCTGGTACATCGGCTTCTGTAACAAACTCCGGTACAACATCAGCTGCTGTATTTAATTTCACTATCCCAAGAGGGGATACTGGAGCTACAGGACCAATAGGCCCTACAGGCCCTACAGGCGCTGGTGTTCCAACAGGTGGCACAACTGGTCAAGCGTTAACCAAGATTGACAGCACAGACTACAACACTCAGTGGTCTAACGTAGTTAGTAGCGTTGCTTCTGCTGACGGCTCTGTAACTGTTACAAACGCAAGTGGTGCAGTTGATTTGTCGGTTGCGGTTGCCGCTGCTACAAACAACGTCATTTGCCAAGTCCGTAACACTACTGGTGCTACGTTGACAAAAGGCACTGCTGTTTATATTTCTGGTGCTACTGGACAGATTCCTACTGTTAGCAAAGCATTGGCAACCAGTGATGCCACTTCTGCTCAAACATTAGGATTGTTAACTGCTGATTTGGCAAACAATTCAAATGGCAATGTCACAATCATTGGACTGATTACAGATATTGATACATCTGCTTATACAGATGGTGCTCAACTGTATTTAAGTGGAACAACTGCTGGCACTTTGACTGCAACGAAAACTTATGCTCCTACGCATTTGGTTTATGTTGCTGTTGTTGAGTATGCTCATGCTGTTCATGGAAAATTGTTTGTCAAAGTTCAGAACGGTTATGAGTTAGATGAACTTCATAATGTCAGTGCTCAAACACCAAGCAACGGACAAACAATTATTTGGAACGCAACCACTTCATTGTGGGAAGCACACAATATATCTGCTGGTACAGGCATATCAGTTACTAATGGCGCTGGATCTATATCTATCGCCAATAGCGGTGTTACGTCTGTTACTGGAACTGCTCCTATTGTTTCTAGCGGTGGTACTACTCCTGCTATTAGCATGGCTGCTGCAACCACATCAGTTAATGGTTATTTAACTAGCACTGATTGGACTACGTTTAACAACAAACAAGCTGCTTTGGTAAGTGGCACAAACATTAAGACTGTCGCAAGTAACTCTTTGCTTGGATCTGGTGATCTTGGATTTAACTCTTTGACTCCCACTCAAACAGGCAATGCAGGAAAAGTACTGACCACTGATGGAACAAGTGCTACTTGGTCTGGCATCTCTGGAGGGACATTCTGATGATGACCAGTAGTTTTTACGGCAATTCATCTGAATCTGTCGGTCTGTATGGCAACACCAATACATTTGGTGGGACATATTTTGAGTGGTTTATTTTCCAATCATCGCCTTCTGCTCCTGCAACTCCAACTGGTGGTTCTTGGGATTTCACGACAAATATGGGGACTCCACCTACTGGTTGGTCAACAAGTCCTCCAACAAACCCAACAACATTAGTGTGGGTGTCTATTGCTGTAGTTAACAGCAAAACAGCATCTACATTAACTTGGTCAACTCCTGGTCAATTTGCTTATTCCAGCGGTGCTGGTTTACCAATTTTGTCGGGAAGTTCTGCCCCTACATCTGGTGATGGTGTTACTAGCCAGATGTATGTTCAAACTACAACTCCACGGATTATTTGGTTTAAAGAATCTGGCGGTTGGGTTCAAAGTGTTGGACCTACTGATTACGTAGATTTAGTAAATAATCAGATAATCGGTGGAACAAAAACATTTAATGTTGTGACTGCTACAGGCGGTATTTCAGGCGGTAGCTTTTAAAGGATAAACCATGAGTCAAACGGGATACACCCCTATTTCGCTGTACTACTCAGCTACTGCTTCTGCTGCACCTGTTGCTGGCAATTTGGTTGCTGGTGAGTTGGCTCTTAATACCAATGATGGCAAGCTGTTTTACAAAGACAGTTCTGGTGTTGTTCAAACATTGGCAACTAAATCTTCTGCCTCTGGTTCTTTTACAACATTAAGCGCATCTAGCACAGTCACATTTTCTGGCGGCACAGCCAACGGTGTAGCCTATCTCAACGGTTCTAAGGTGCTGACCACTGGTTCTGCGCTGACGTTTGATGGGGCAACACTAACAGTCGATGCGAGCGCCACTGGTTTGATGGCTGCTCTGAAAAGTTCAAACGCAAACGGGGGATACTTTACTGGCTACTCAAGCGGAACAGCGGTTTGGGATATTGGTACAGCCAAGCAAACCATAAACACTGGTGGTGCATCTGATCTTGGGTTCAATACCCGATCTGGCTCCATTATGTTTGGCATCAACACCTCCGAACAAATGCGCCTAACCAGCACAGGGCTGGGGATTGGGACGAGTTCGCCTTCTTATAAATTTCAAGTTTCAAACACTTCTGGTTACGCCCAGATGGCGTTACAAGGAAGTTCAGCCAACGGTGGTATTTTAAGATTTTATGATTCTGCTGCTGTTGTAACTGCAAGCATTTTTGGTTTTGGCTCGGCCGCGAGTACAGATTCTTATGCTTTACGCTTTGATACCAACGGTGCAGAACGCATGCGCCTTGACTCCTCCGGCAACCTCGGCTTGGGGGTTACTCCTAGTGCTTGGGGCGGTGGTTTCAAAGCGTTTGAACTTGTTGGTGGTTCTGTGTTTAGCGGAGCTTCAACAAACTTAGGCATTATGCAAAATGCCTACTATGACGGAACAAACTATCTTTATAAAACAAGCTCAACAGCCGCCCGTTATTTTCAAGTAGGTGGGCAACATATTTGGTACAACGCACCCTCCGGCACAGCAGGTAACGCCATCAGCTTCACTCAGGCGATGACGCTGAATGCAAGTGGGTATTTGGGAATTGGAGCAACAAACCCTGCCACTCCTCTGGAAGTTTGGGGGAGTTCGCGGTTTGCAAACGGCGCTGCCAACTCGAACATTTTCCAGATTACGCCCGATACAACAGGTAGTAATGGTGTATCCCTAATTTCCACCTACTATGGTTCTGGTGGTTATGGCCCCATTAAATTCTTCACTGGTGGCTCAGAAAGCGCCCGTATTGATGCAATTGGTAACTTGTTGGTTGGAGGTACAACAAACACGGGCGGCTTAAAAATTCTTGCAACTGATGGGACTGTGCAAACTGGTTTCTTGCCTTATGCAACAGGTTCTGTGGCCTATACAGGAACATGGACAAACCATGCGTATGCCTTTGCAATCAACGGGTCAGAAAAAGCCCGTATCGACTCCAGCGGTAGGTTGCTTGTTGGATTAACAAGTTCATTGTTTACTAATGCAAAAATTCAAGCTACGAATTCAAGTGGCCCGACATTAGGGATTCAACAAACAACATCAACGGAATACGCGGGAGGATTTTGGAATAATGCAACAGGATCAACTAACTTAGTTGCTTTTTATTCAGGAACAAGTGGAAACCAAGTTGGTGGAATTACATTTAATGGTTCATTGGTTTTATATAACGCCACATCTGATAAACGCCTTAAAGAAAACATCTTAGACGCTGCGTCTGCATCCGATTTGATTGATGCAATTCAAGTGCGTCAATATGATTGGAAATCAAATGGCTCACATCAGCGTTATGGTTTTATTGCTCAAGAACTTGTGACCGTTGCTCCTGAAGCTGTATATCAACCCGCTGATCCTGAAGAAATGATGGCTGTGGACTATTCCAAACTTGTCCCCATGCTTGTTAAAGAAATTCAATCTCTGCGTACCCGCTTGGCTCAACTTGAAGGAAAATAATCATGGAAATTACCTGGACTATTCCCCAAACTGACTACTTGGTAGCAGATGGATTCATCACAACCGCCCATTGGGTCTGCACTGGCGTTGACGGCACTTACACTGACAATGTGTACTCTACTTGCAGCTTTGCCCCTGCTACACCTGCTATCCCCTATAACAGCGTATCTGAACAAGATGTGCTGAATTGGTGTTGGGCTAATGGTGTGGATAAAACCGCAACTGAAGCTGCTGTGGCTGCTAAGATTGACTTGCAGAAGAACCCTGTTCAACAAACAGGTTTGCCTTGGGCTACGGCATAATATAGTCCCGTTTAACAAAAGGAAAAGCAATGCAAGAAATCACACTGACTCTTTTGGAAGGTGAAGTTCGTGACATCATCAATGTGCTCAATCAGTTGCCTACAGGTTCTGGAGCATTCCCATTGGTGCAAAAGATCATTGGACAACTTCCCAAAGAAGAACCTCCTAAAGAGTAATCATGGCTGACCAGTACACACCTCTTAGAACACCATTTGTAGCTATGAGCTACACACCAGACGTTCCTAGTAATGCACTAGGAGCGAATGAGTACAACAGTGGTCGTAATGTAGAGGCTGATGTACGAGGCATCAAAAAGATTAGCGGAGAGGAGGAAATCCTCTCTGCTATTCCTCACAGCCCTATCTTTATTGATGGTGGTTTTAGATCAGAAGCTCAATGGGTCTATATCGTGTGTGCCATTGATGGTACGCATGGTTATTGGTACATGGTTACTTCTTCTGGGATTTCTAACATCACTCCTGGTGTTGGCGCTAATCCTTCTGCTTATCTGACAGGATATTCAGACTCAACAAACATTACAACTTCATGGGTTGGTAACGTCTTTTTCATCAATGATGGAATTCGTAACCCTATGCAGTTTTTGCCTACAAACACAGAAATCACGATTACTGCTGATGCTGAGTGGAACTACACACCCGGTGTGTTGGCTACTCGTGCGGGCTTTGTGCGTAACTATTGCTCTCCAAACGTAGGAAACATTCTGATTGCTGGCAACCTGACCGAAGACTTGTCTGGTGGCACTACTGTGAACTACCCAACTACGGTTCGTTGGTCACAAGCTTTTGCCAATACAGGTGTTCCTGCAACATGGGAACCTACATTAAACAACGTAGCTAACGAACAAGAAGTTCCTGTTCGTGGTCCATTGATTGATGGTTTCTTTTTGGGTGCAAACTTTTATGTTTGTAGCTATTGGGATACGGTTGTTTTTTCTCCTATTGCCTATCAAAATACGACTGCCCCAATTTTTGGGGTACGTCTGTTTAATCAAGGTCGTGGCCTAATCAACAACAACTGTTGGACAAACACAGACTCAAGTGTTTATGGTGTTGACAGCCGTGACATCTGGGTGTTTGATGGTTCTAACTTTGCTCCGTTAGGCAATCAAAAAGTCCGTGACTATTTCTTTAGCCATCTGAACACAACTTATTCTGATCGCATTTTTGTTGTTAACAACACTCAGAAAAATCAGATTGAAGTGTATTTCCCTAACCTTACATCAACAGGTTGGTGTAATGAGATGTTGTCTTGGCGTTATGACTTGAACATCTGGAATGCCCCTAAAGACATTGCTAATGCTTGTATGGGCTGTGAAGGTCCTGTGTTTACTGGCGGTGCATTTAAATATGCATCTAGAACTGTTGTGTACGCGCGTGGTGGAATGACTGATCACAAGATTGTCCAAACAGGTCGTGGTAATTCTTTCATCAATTCAGCGCCTATTCCTACATTGTTTGAGCGTACAAACATGGCGTTCCAAACAGCAGATGGTCCTGTACCTTTTTCGTCAAAGGTTTACACACATCGTGTATTGCCTGAGATCTCTGGATCTGGGACTATCAATATCACTGTGGGTGGTGCTAACTCTACTGCCCAAACACCTACTTATGGTGCAACTCAAGTAGTTTCTGTAGTTACAGATAATCCTTGGGTTACTACTCAACAAAACACTGTTCGTACAGTTGCTGTAAAAGTTGAATCAAATGATGCGACAGATGCATGGAATTTGACCGCTTTGAACTGGCAAGCAACTATCACTGAGGATGCGTTCTAATGCCATTCTTTTTAGATGGAGATCCAACTCAATCAGAGATCTCTGAAGCAGTAAATTACTTGCTGAGTAACTTCTCAGCTGGTGTTACTTCTGATCCTAATACAGGTCAGATCACTGCTCCAGCCGTTGGAGTTATTGGATACTTGTATCAGTACATTGCTGTGAAGTATGCAGATTCATTTGATGGTTCTGTTAACTTCAGCAACTCTCCGACAGGTCGTGCATATTACGGTCTTCGTAATAGCAATGATGCTGCTGAATCTACAAACCCTACTGATTACATTTGGAATAAAGTAACTGGTGGATTCGGTTCTACAAAATTCCTTTGGTATATCACAACAGGTGGTCGTGCAATTCAGTTTGCTGTAGCTACTGCTGCTCCTGATGCTGGATGGTTGCAAGACACTGGCGCATCTATTGATTTAGATGTCATCACATCAGCAACAGTTCCTGTGATTGCTGAGACATTCTTTGCTTACTTTACGCCATCGACATTACAAGTTCCACGTACTGGAAGCCCTTTAGCTCCTGTGTTTACAAACGTAAATGCTGTAATGTTTGCTACTGACAAAGGCGTTGTTGTTCCTTTTACTGATGCACAAACAGACAGTAACGTAGCATTTGTAAATAACTCATGGCGTATTGGTAATTCATCTACCACTGGTTTTGGAGACATCTCCTATACCAACATCACAGTTGGCAACCCAACAGATGCTGGTGACTATGCCCTGTGGCCTATTCCAACAGCGATGTCAGGAAACCCTGCCTACATTACTGTTCCTGTTCGATACAAGAATAGTCTTGGCGTAGTTACTCAGGCTGCTGTTGCCAAAGTTCAATATGTGTTTGTTGATCCAGGTTCTACAGGCCCCGTTGGTTCTTCAGTAGACATTTCTGGATACACATCGTTTGTTGAAAATACTGGTGGAGCATTTACTCCTACTAATGCAACTTTGACTGCATTGTTGAGTAACGTAACTTCACCAACATACTCTTGGACGATTTCTGGAGCCACTCCAACAACTGCTTCTACAGCTTCTGTTGTTGTAACTCCTACATCATCTTCCACAGGTGTTGACGTAACCCTGACTGTTAACGGTAGCAACCTTGCATCTCCAATCAGCAAATCAATCAAGATGCCTGTCGTGTATGACGGTGCTCCTGGTACTGCTGGCGCTAACGGTGTGATGTCTGCCTTTCCAACTATTTATATTTGGACAGGATCGTCTACGCCTCCTACAAGGCCATCAACTACATCGACCTACACTTGGTCTACTGGCGCATATACAGCGCCTTCTGGATGGGCTACACAGCCTCCAACAAACACTACTGCTGGCAACTATCTTTGGTCTATTACTATTCCATTGACAGTAAGTGCCACAACAACGACTTCTGCACTTGATTGGACAGACACAACTTATCCAATCAGGGCTGTTGCCTATAACGGAGCTAACGGGTCAAACGGAACTAATGGCACTAATGGTGCTGCTACTTTTGTAGTGACAAGAAGTGCAAACGATAGTTCTGCTCCAACACCATCAGAAGTCTATGCTGTACTTGGGCGCTATGCAGTATCTGGAGACATTTGTACTGTAAGTTACAACTCAGCAAACAATGCTGTTGTCTATCAATACATCACAAGTTGGTCTTTGTTTGTTACGTATATTACTGGCAGTTTGATTGTCAGTAATACGATTACGTCAGACAAAATGAACGTATCTCAGTTGTCTGCTATCGCTGCCAACCTTGGGACTATTACTGCTGGTGATTTAAGTATCGGCTCATCTCCCGCTATTAGTGGCACTACGATGACTGGTACTGGCGCTCATTTATACAGCAGTGGTAGTTTTGTTTTTGGAAATAGTTCAAAAAACTTTGTATTTGATGGATCAAATGTATATTTGAATGGATTTGTTAGTGCAAGTTATGGTGGATTAAATACAGGCATTCAAATGCCTTTAACTCCAAGTGGAACATCTCCAACCGGATATTTAGACAGTTTTTTAGTTACAAAACCTGGATTTATTCAAATTACTGTAACAGGAGAGGTTATTTTTAGTTCAAATACAACTTCATATCCAGGTGTTTATGCCCCTGTTACTATTTCTATCAGAAAAATTACTGGTGGAACTTTGCCTGGAACAGCTACAGGAATAAGCGATACTTTTAATATTCGTCTTCAAGCTCCAGCCGTTATACCTTCTTTAGGAGGCTCTCCTATCAGTAGATTGGATTTGCCTTTGTCATGGACTAGAAATGGTAATTTTGCTGCTGGCACTTATGCAGTATTTATATGTTCAGACGCAGGATTTTATGATTCGTCTGGTAACTTGGGTTACTCAGTTCCTGTTTCTGATCGTTTATTTAATGGTCGGGTTGATATTTTTCAGCCAACAATTTAAGGATAAATCATGGGTGGATTTTCAGCGCAAGTACAACAACCTCAAGCCAGCCAACCTCAAGGCAAAGGTGGTCCTGGAGATCAAACTCCTTCTCAACCATTGCCAGCAATTTCTAGTTCTCCTCAGCCACTAGATGGCATAAACAATGGTTATTTTCCACAAGCTCCACAACCTATGGGTAAGGGTGGGAATTATCAACATAATGCTAATTCTGGACAGCCAAGGATAGGTCAGCCAAACCAATATCCAAATACTGTCGGACAGTGGGATAATGCACAAATACAGCCTGTACAACACGGCAAAGGGAAAGGTGGTTAATTATGGGTGGCGGTAAATCCTCTGGTAGCCAACAAGCGGTTACAACTCAAGAACAAAAAGACCTATTAAAAGCCCAAACAGGGTTTTTGACGGGTACTGCGTTCCCTGCTTACCAAAAAACTGTTGGTCAAGCTGGTGATGTTTATGGTCAAGTAAATCCTGTTGCTACTGAAGCAGCCAATACAGCAATGAATGTTGCTGGTCGAACTGGTGCTTTGCAAGAGGCTGCTGGAACTGCTGGCACATTGACTGGCATGGCTGGTTTGGCTTCTTTGTTTGATCCTCAATATGAACAAGGTCAAGTTAACGCTGCTTTGCAAGCTGGTCGTGAATCTGCTCGTGAATCGCAAGTTGGTCAGAATGCAATGTACGGTGCTGCTGGTGGCTTGGGTTCTTCTCGTATGGCTTTGGCTGATAAGAACTTGGCTAGTTTGAATGCTCAACGTCAAGCGACTGCTGCTGCTGGAGCACAAGCTCAAGTTCAAGCTAATAAAGCTGCTGCTGCTCAAGCATTACTTGGTGCTGGTCAAACTGGTCTTACAGGCGCTCAAACTGCTGCTGCTGGTCGAGTTGGACTGGCTCAAACACCTCAAGATGTGTTGGCTAAATATGCTTCGATCATCTATGGAACACCTCAAGGTACTACAACTCCGAATTTTTCTGGCACTCAAGGTCAGACAACTTCTGGCAAGGGCATGGGCTTTAAATTAAGCTAAGGAATCAAAATGGCATCATCTTTCCAATTTGGTTATGGAGCACCTGATAACTATAGTGATTGGGCTACTTATGCTGGCTTAGATCGCAAGACTGGTCAATTTGCAGCTTCTGCTGCGCAGCCTCCTGGTGTTGCGCCTCCTGAATCATTTGGAGAGATGTTTGAACAAAAGGCTAAACAAGCTGTTGTTCCAGTTAATAAAATAATAGATCAGGTTTCTGCATTTGGCAAAAAAGTCAGTCAGCCATCAATTCCTGGTCAAGTAACCACAAAGTCAGCACAAGAGCAACAAGATTGGGGCTTTCAAGTCCACATCGAATAAGAGGTAAACATGGATCAATCAATCGCTCCACCTTCGGAAAACCAAGCTCCTGTTATTCAAACAGGCATCATCCCTCCAGCCGCTGGCGCTGAAAGTGGTGTTGCTGGTGTTCAGCTTGATTACGATCCGAACTTTAAACACATTGTTCAGAATATCATTGCACCTACGACAGAGGGTAATAAAAAGACTGCTGACATTATCAATACACGTGCCAAAGAAAGCGAAGCAGAAGATCCTAATCGTTCAATGCAAGTTGGCAAGATGATGATTAGTTTGCTTCAGGGTCGTGTTGGTGAAGCATACAAATGGTACAACGGTGGTGGTGTTAAATATGAAGAAGGCCGTGATGTAAATGGCAATCCTGTTTGGGTTGGTGTATCTGAGCGCGGCAAGACTACTGATTACAAAGATTGGACAACTGGCAAACCTTTGTCTGATTCGCAAAAGAAAGAATTGTTTGCACGTGGTGGAGTAACCACCGAATCGGATCAACGTGCAGAACGTAATGCTACTTGGCAATCTGCTCAAAGTGCAATTGTCAATGCTAATAAAGGCTTTGAAAGTCAACTTATTGCTTCTCGTACCAAAGCTATGGCTGCTGCTAATGAAGGTAGCGCATCAAACAAAAATATTGATCAAGAAATTGGTTTAGCTTTAAAGCTGAAACATGTCGTCAATACCATGTCAAACATGGACCCTGCACAACGTCAGGTGTTGATGGGTTATGCAAATCGCTATCGAACAAACAGCGAAAATCTTCGTAAAGCTTCTGAAGCTGGTGGTCGTGTTGGTCTGGGTGATCAAACACAAATTGGTGGTGGTGTTGGTGGTGCTTCAATTCCTGGTGGGCTTGGTGCAAACATTAGCGCTGGTCAACAGGCATCTGTTGGTGCTTCTCAAGCCAATACTGAAGCACGTGCTCGTGAAAACACAATTCAAGAACAGCAAACTTTGCAAAATGCAATCATGCAAGCTTCTTTGGGTTCAATTAAGAGTCCTCAAGAGTTTAGCGAATTCATGCGTTTAGTTGATTTAAACCAAGCTAACAACTTGTCTAATCAAAATATCCCAGAAGATGCACAACCTCCAGGCTGGAGAAAGATTGCTCCCTCTGATGTATTTACAAGTGGTGTTGATACATTGCTTGAAAACCGTTATTCACAACAAGCCAACAATGCTTTGATTGCTTCTTACAACAATGAGTTGTACAGAGCGCAAAAAGAAATGGCAACAACTGGCAAAGTCATTTCTACTCAAGAAATTTTTGATCGTTTCAAAGATTCTGATATGGCTAAAGGCGCTGTTAACTATGCCAAAGATCGCATCTATAAGATGACTGGTCGTGGAGAACCTGTAAAAAAGGGTGATCTAATTTATCGCAAATCTGGCAAGATTGAAGCTCACGAGGATTAATTATGGCAGCAGATTATTCACCAGAAGAATTAGCTCACATGCAGTCTTTACAGGCTGCTGCACAACCTGCTATCAAAACTCCAACTAGAACTGTTACGCAGCAAGAAATGCCGCCTGTAACGCAATCTAGTACTGCTCCTGTTGCGCAGCCTATAGCTGCTCCTGTGGATCTTGGTGGCATGTCAAGCCAAGTATCTTCTGGATACGGAAAGCTTAAACAAGAATCACCTTCAGTTGTTGATGCATTAGATACAAGCATGCCTTGGCTGAAATATGCTGTTGGTGCGTTGGGTGCTGCTTCTTTGGCAAGTCATTTCTTTGGTGGAGAAAAACAAGAAAAGCCATCAAAATTAAAAGAGCGTTCTATTATCAAAGTTGAACCTCAAATGGATACAAGTGTTCGTCAACCAGATGGACGGATTGAGCCAACTCTTGATGTTGTTGAACAGAATATTGGTGAAAAACCAACTATTCCTACTGCTGAACAAGCTACACAGCAAATTGTTTCTGAAGGCAAGATTAAGACAGGTAAATCTGGTGGTGGCATTTCTCCACAAGAAGCAACCATTCTTGGCAATGTAGAGGCTGGTAAAGCTGCTGCTGATGTTGAAGCTACTGTAGGTAAAGCGCCTCCTAAAACTGGAAAAAAACCAGTAGCTCCAAAAATTGATGAATCTGGTTTGACAAAAGAACAAGCCAGTATGAAGCGTTACTTAATTAGTCAATATGGTGGCGGTCCAGAAGGTGAAACTGCTTATAAAAAAGTAGGTGAAATTCTTGGATATACACCTGCCTATGAAAAAGGCCAAGGTGGTGGTTTAAGCAAAGAAGCAAACGATGCCATTAAAGCTTGGCGTAAACAAGAAATCGCTGGACCTAAAGTTAACCTTACACATGACATGAAAAAGGTAATGAAGGGGGCTGGTGGTATTGCTGCACTTGCTGCTATCCCAGGTTTTGCAGAAGCTGCACAACGTAAAGACTTTGGTGCAATGACTGATATTGCTACTGACTTTGCTGTTCTCCCATTTGCTCAGTCTCGTGAGGCTGGCATTCCAAAAGCCCAAGAAGAATCTTTGATCGCTCAGAAGTTTAAAGAAGCTCAAAAGCTTGGTAGTCCCTATCGTTCAGTTCCACCACCGAAATAATCATGGATAACGTAACACACGAACAAATCTATGAACGTCTAGTTGCTGTTGAAGGCAAGGTAGACGCCATAGATAAGAACACCAAAGACATTGTTGACGGGTTCAATGCTGTCCAAGGAGCTTTTACTGTTCTTGGTTGGATTGCCAAGATTGCCAAACCTCTTCTTTGGATTGCAGGGGCGTGGGCTGCTACTACGTTGATGTGGTCTAACTGGAAAAAGTGATGTGGACCCGATCAGCCTGTTCCTTATGGCACAGAGTGCGGCTGCTGCTATCAGCAAAGGCTGTCAGTTTTTGTCAGAAGGCCGGGCTGAGATTGACAAATTTAAAAAGAACACTGAAAAAGCCATAGGTGATGCCAAGGCAATCTACAAAGAGGTTACAGGACTGTGGGGGTGGATTACTGGTTTATTTAACCCACGAGACAAGAAGACTGATGTTGGAGCGCCTAAAGCAGAAGCAGTTCAAACCCAGGTATCCAAACCCAGTAAGAAACTTCGTAAAGAACCAGAACCAGAACTTACCTACGAAGAATTTCAAGCCAGACAAGTACACGAGATCTGTGAACATTTAAAGGTTTACTTTGAAGCAATCAGACAATTAAAAGCACACTGCCGGGAACTTGAACAACAATCTCTTACAACAGAGAAGGTTGCCGATAGTGCGATTGATCGCATAGAGATGGAATGGCAAATGGCCCAGCTACAGAACCAAGTAAGTCACGCGATGATTTACGAGACACCTGAGAAGCTTGGCCTTGGTGATTTGTACAAGAAATTTTTGCGTACCTATGATGAGATTCTTGAGGAGCAAGAGTTCGATCGTCAAGTCAAATTGAAGAAGGCGAGGGACGAAGCATCGCAACGAGAACACCGCAAAAAGATTCTGGTCTACAAAGGAATGTACCTAGTGGCAATTCTGTTCGGGATACTGGAAGCAGCTGGACTGTATTTCACTCTATGAGGGAATTCTGGCTATGGGCATGCATCGTAGGGCTATTGATCTTTTGCATCATGGCCCTTTCGTTTGGCCTTGCCCATAACTATAAGCAGATACGTAAAGCAGAGATCATTTTGCAACGTGTCGAACAGATGGAAAAGAAGTCTAAATCTCAGAAAGAAAAGGAAGAGTAATGTTACCTATCGTAGCCTCAATTGTTGCCAACCTCATTGATAACGGTATGCATAAAGTTGCTGATCAAGTCATTGAAAAAGGTGTAGATGCTGTTCAGGAGAAACTAGGAATGGAACTCAAGCCTGAAGGTCAAGCGACCCCAGAGTACAACAAACAACTTTCTGCTGAAGCTATGAAACATCAAGAGTTCATGGCTGAGTTAGACGAGAAATCTGCCCAACGAGCTACTGATATGCAGTTGATTGCTATGCAGTCCAATGATTGGGTGGTACGTCGATTCAATTACCAGATGGCTTGGTTCTTGGTTGTTGTTTCTTTTGGTTATTTCTTTGCTGTTTCTTTCTTTCCTGTCGAGAACCGTAACCGTGACTTTGTGAACATTGTCTTAGGCTTCTTGATCTCTCAGGCTGTGACTGCTGTGATCCGTTTCTTCTACGGTGCTGTTCATACTGAAGACAAGAAAGGTGAGGCTAAATGATCACCCTGGAAAACATCATTGCTGCTGGCGTGAAGCCAGATGTAGCTGAGAAGTGGTTGCCAGCTATTCGTGTAGCTGCTGACAAATTCCAGATCAATACCAAACAACGTATTGCCGGATTCTTGTCTCAGTGTGCTCACGAGTCTGGTGGATTCACTATGCTGGAAGAGAACCTGAACTACCGGGCGACTACGATGGCTGCTTGCTGGGATAAAAGATTTGCAGTTCAAGAACCTGATCCCAATAAGCCAGGAAAGACTAGAGCAAAAAAAGACGCACAAGGAAAGAACATTCCTAATGCATTTGCTTTAGCCCTAGAAAAGAAGCCTGAAGCCATCGCCAATACTGTTTACAGCAACCGTATGGGCAACGGCACTATCGAGTCTGGTGAAGGCTGGAAGTACCGTGGGCGTGGTTTGAAGCAGTTGACAGGCAAGGACAACTACACACGCTGCGGCAAAGCTTTGGGGATTGACATTGTTGCTGAACCTGACTTATTGCTTCAACCTGAAGCTGCTGCTCTATCAGGCGCATGGTTTTGGTCGGCAAACAAGTGCGATCAGTTTGCAGATGCTGGAGACATTGAAGGTCTGACAAAGCGAATCAACGGAGGCTTGATTGGTATCGCAGACCGTAAAGCAAGATACGAAAAGTGCCTTGCCTCAATGAATTGATGGTGTTTCAACAAGAAAATCATATCCTGCATTGAGTCTGTACTCATTCAGGAGTTTTTCTTGTTTTTCAACTAGTGTGTACAAGAAGATCACTTCATCAGTGACCTCTGTACTGTCGATGATTGTTCCTTCTGCATCACGCTGTAGAAGGACATATGACCATTCTTTTACTGCATTGCGATTAGACATTTGATTAACATCCAGATTACTAATGCAGTGAAGATTCCAATGCCAAGACAAAACAGTATCAGTTCAATCATTTTGGTGCTCCTGCTCTTGAGTAAACAAAGAACTCAAGTGGTTTAAGAGATATAGGTTTCTTTGATACCCCTAGCAATGTGCCATGAGAAGGCTTTTCAAGACGTTTTTTCTCTACGTACTTAGTCATTGCAATACTTCCTCTAGAAGACAGTATGTGGTCTTTTAAGAGATCTGGGTGGTATGTTCTGATGTATTCAGGATGAAAAACGTTCATTTTTTTCTCGATTTCAGCATTGCGTCTGCCATCAAATATGCTTGCTCAGCAAGGAAGTCTTTGACATGATGTGAGGGCAAACCATCCATTGCAATTGAACCTTGCATCGCTTTGGCAGCAAAGTAATCGCGCAAAGTCATGCCTAAACAAACTGTAAGTTGATCAGGTGCTGATTTGTATTGATATGGAAATGCGTAATTTGTTTCGTCTGTCATACCAAACCCCACTCACGTTCTGATCGACCAGCATCCGACAATACTGTTTGACCTGTTGTATCAACCACCTGAAGCTTCTTCATCTCCGGAAGCCTCCGAGCTACTTGATTGGGGTTCAATCCAGTCATTCTGGCGATCCCGTCTTTGCCCAGAGGTCCATGCTCTAACAGACATTGATAGATCAAATCCATGTGCTGCGGTGCTGATTCCTTTATTTGCGCGGCTGCTTCCTGACTTGTATGTGGGTCGGATTTTCGTGCTCTCCAAAACTTGAATAATTTCATTTGTTAACTCCGTTTCTTTGCGTCTGTTGTAAACGATGCCATGATTCATAGTCCATTCCTCGTGGCAGCGTCCTTGAGCCTTCATCTTTGCTTTGTAATCGTTTGAGCAATCCTCACAAATCGTTGTCTGTTCTTTAGCCCTGTAAGCTTCGTTCAGCCACTGTTGGTATTGGATTACGCTTACAAAACAATCTGGAAAAGTTTTCGATTTGTTCGGATTCATAGGAGAAGATGGGGAATCAATAAACAGGTCGAATTGATCATCTATCCCCATGATTTACCTCACATACAACCGCATTGCATTTTGTTACCAACAGGGAAGCATTGGTAACGTGTCATTACGGGACAAGAAGCTGCTGCATAACCAGCAACGACCAAGAGTGTGATAGCTACAAAAAGTTTTTTCATTTCATTTCCTTTATTTACTTTGGTTATTCTACCAAGGGATATCATCATCCATATCCTGCACAGATTTGCCTTTTGGGGCTTCTTTGCGGGTAGGTGCAGAACTTTGACGGGGGGAGTCTTCTTTTGGTTTGACAGACAAAGACATGTATTTTTCACCATTCTTTGATGTTTGTAACCAAGAACTTAGCCAGTACTCTGTGCCATTAACGGTAATTGAGCCGTTGTAGTCAGGGTGTTTATCTGTTTCTTTCTTCTTGTTTTTGAAGAGAGCGCCACGATTGTCATTGTTAAATTCAGCCATCGTATTCCTTTCAAGCTTTGGCTTTCTTAATTGCAGCCCTGGTTTTAGCTGTTAGCTGTCCCCAGAGCCATACTTTTTGGTCAGCCTCTAACGCTGCTTCATCCACCATCTGTGCGGCTTCTAAAGCTTTGTCTTGGTTGACCAATTCCTCGCAAGATGCTGCCATCTCACTGAGAAACTCTTTTTCCTCTTCTGGCAAATCGTCACCTACATTGCCTTTGGGAGTAATGATTGGCGCATCACCTTTACGTCCTGTAGTTGCGTCCAGTGCATCATGTTCAACAATTTCAAGGGCGGTTACCCAAAGGTATCGTCTGCTATAAGTTTCTACAGCTCCCATGTTTTGAATGGGATGAACACCTTTGAGGTTTGCTTCAGCCATAGGGCTGGTTAAAACGATGTTTGAGCCATCTTCTGTGTCGGTGATGGTCAAGGTAGCCAATTGTGTATCAAAGCTCACCACGCCACACAAACCAATCTCTGAAAAGATTTGTTGGATCTGTGGCAAGAAGTCGCCAAGCTCAAAATACTGAAACCCAGCAAATTTGTTCAAGCCTGACTTTTTAAGGGGGGTGGCTTGTAGTTTGATACGGGCTTGCATTAGTTTTTTATGTACTGAACTCATAATCAATCCTTTCCTTTTCTTTCAAATAAGCTTCTTGTGCTTCGTTGATGTCCTTGAACAATCCAAGGTACTTTCTTTCTTTATAAACACAGATGTGCGCTTGCCACTTCTTTGCTTTTTTATGCCAACTGACACCCAAAATTTTTGAATCGCTGTTTTTTTGAGCTTTCAATTTGTTCTGAGCATTTTGTTGAACAGTCACATTGCGTAAGTTTTCCCACGAATTGTTAGACTTGTCGCCATCTATGTGATCAATCTGGTCAGGCCATTCGTTTTGCATGTAAAACCAAGCCAGCCTATGCGCGTAATAAGACTTGCCAAGCACAGTAATCCGAAGATAACCAAAGCCATTGTCAGTCCCAAGTGGTGCATCAGTTTTGACGCCTCGTCTTTGTTTACACCACATGAATACACCAGTGTTTGGGTTGTAGTCAAGGATTTCCCAAAGTTCTTTTTGAGTAAATAGATGTTTCATGACTGCATCATATCATAAGATTGTCAGCAACCTATGAAGACTTGGTTAAATATTCACTTGTTCTTGTATTGCCATCGCCTCCGTATGGAATGCAATCCCCATCCCAACCTTCACATGGCACATCTGGATAATCCCAAATAGTTATATCAACGCATTGATGACCTGCATCTCCAAGCGCTTCTCGCATGTAATATTCAGCATGAGATTGCTGTTGAGCATAAGAATCATCATCATCAACAACTATCACAAAATCAAAACCTACTGAAACTGTTTTTAATTTCATTTCTTTACCTCATCTAATAATTGAATCTTTGCGTTTTGAACAACAATCCTATGTTCTGTTATGTTACATTTTTTGCATGTTCTAAGTTGTACAACATGAACTCCTGTATTGTGTGGATCTTCCCAAGGTTCCCATTTGTGCCAACATTTATGAAATAGACCATCAACAACATTGTTTAAACCAAGTGAAAAAATGGCAAGAAATATTGCGGTGGAAAAAATCAAAAGAAAAATAGTCAAGTCAATCATTTCTTTTCCTTTGTAATTTCATCTCTTGCTTTTTTCAGTTCATCATCAAGCTTGAGTTCAAGCAAGTCAATGATCTGTTGACCAACTTTTGTGTCTATTGCTTTCTCTGTAAGAATAGCTCCAGCCATTATGTACATGGTTTTGCTTGATGGAATGAAACAAGTAATTACTAAGCATATAGAAGGAATGATCCATGCCCAATCTTTTCCGTGATAACGATCATAGTTAGCAAAAACTACTATTGTTGCCATCCCAAAAAGTATGATTCCTCCTATACCAATGATTCCAAGCAATATGCCTATGTTGTTTAGCATTTCTGCAAAATAGAAAAACAGTGCAGCATTCATTTTTTTTCCTTTGTTAAATCAAACTCTTGATTGATGATCTCTTTTTGACTTGCTTCATCTAGCTCACTGAATGTGCGCCATGCTTTTTGACCGCAATCACAACCATGACCACCATCAATAACCAGACAGTAAGCACAATAAGTGTTATCACTGTCTTCAAACTCTTCTACGATTTTCTCGTACCAGCCTTTGTATTTCATTTCATTTACCTCGCAACATCAATTCAATTACTGTGATTGTTCTGTCTCTGATTAGATCAATGATGTTTTGACCATCAAGAGTACATATCTTGTCGATGATGATTGACTCACCAATCTTTTCAAACTCAACAACAACTTTGATTCCTTCATAGGTGATCATCTTTTTTTGTGTGTTCATGTCTTTAAAAGAAGGTATCCAATAACGCTGTACAACACAAAAGACAAAACCCATAAGAAGACGTCATACAAGGAAACCCTCTTAACTGGTCGCTCCATCCATCCACAATAGTCTTTAGGAAAAGCTTCTTGCAAAGTGCGTGGATAGCATCGTGTTGTGTTATTCATTATTGTCCTCCTGAAATGGGTCTCCAAAGCTACTTTTAACACCTGTATGAAGGTTAAAGAACCCATCTTTGGTTTCCTGGATTGTCTTACCGTCATTGCCAAACCAGAAGCTGCCTGTTTTAGTGAATGTTTCACCTGTGTCAGACATCTTGACGCTGCCAGTAGTTGTGTAAGTGTGGCCTGAGAATGGATCAGTCTTGATCATTGTTTTCCCCTGTTGCTTTGGCGATGGCTGCTCGGGCTTTGTCGGCCCATGCTACTGTGCCCGGTTGCGGGCCTTCAATGTCGATCAGTTCTTGCAAGACAGCCAGCAAATCAGGCGCTGTGGCGATCAGGCTGGCGTTGAATTCACCCTCAATGCCGTCTTCGTCTGCTGGTTGAACATCTGCCAGCGCCCAACCGTGTTCATTGCAAATACTGAATCCACGGTGGTTTTCGCTGCCGGACAATTTGGCGTTGTATTGCCACGGCCCCGGTGTGTGTTTACTCATCATTGTTCTCCAGCTGCTTGATGTAGTGGATCAATTGAGCAAGTGTCTGAACCTTTGCATCACACCACCTGTTGATCAGGTCTAGCACCATCTGCTGACCAGCCTTGTGGCCTTCTCTGTAGGCATCTACCGCATCCATATTTACTCCTGTTCTTGCGTTGATGTATGAGCAGTGTAATTCAACTCTGGTTAATGTCTACACATTTATTTCTATCAAGATTTCAGACTTCATAGGTTTTTCCAATTGGAATGTTATTGCACTCTGGTATAGTATCGCTCACATCAATATTTAACAAGAGGAAATTAATGAAAGTTACCGATCTACCTAAACACGTTACTTTGTATGAATTGGCAAAGGTGCTTGGCATCACAGCGCCAGCGGCATACAAGTACAAGGTGCGCAACAAGATCCCTGAGTTGCGTGTCTACCAGTTGAAAGAGTTGAAGCCTGAATGGATCAAGGAGGAAAAGAATGGGTAAAGGCTCGACACCAAGACCTATCCCTGATCCACAGAAGTTTCGTGATAACTGGGATGCAATCTTCGGGAAAAAGAAAGAAGAAAAGGAAAAGAAATGAGTAGTTTTGCAGAGTTGGAATTGAAGGTTATTCGATGGTCTGAAGCGCGAAAGATCATTCCTAACAGTACTCCAGGAGCGCAATGGAAAAAAGCTTTTGAAGAGCTAAATGAACTGATGGATGCATTGAAAGCAAAAGACAATTTGGAAACCGTTGATGCTGTTGGTGATACTGTAGTTTGCTTGATTAATGTTTGTGCTTTGATGGATGTAAACCTTACAGACTGTCTTGAACATGCGTACAACCAAATCAAGGATCGCAAGGGAACAATGGGAGCTGACGGGATTTTTTATAAGGAAACGAAATGAACTTTTTTAGCATTGCATGGGATGCATTTTTGATTGTGATGACTGTACTTGCCACACTGACAGTCTTGTCTTGTTTCTGGGTGGGCGTAATGTTCATCTATGAAGCACATGAGTGGTTGATCAAGCGAGTGATCAAGTACTGGGAAGATCGTAAATGACAGTCAACATCATTCTGACAGACAAAGAAGACGGTACTCTTGGTGTCCAGATCATCGCTGAACCTGGATCTGAGGGTGGCGTATCACAAGCAGCAGCAGTTATGTTTTTAGAAATGTTGCAGAACATGCAACGTGCCAAGATCATCACGGAATCGTGATATGATTTATGAAACACGGCTAGGTCTGAAGTCATGAGCAGACCGAAAAGAGTTACCCCTTCTCCTGCCGCAGTTTTTTCATCAAAGGGGCTGTTAAAAAGCGGGCAATATGCACTACTACCAGCATCACATTGGTGATTTCATCAAGAGCACCTCATTTTTGACTAATGAGGAAATTGGCATTTACATGAAGTTGATTTGGTATTACTACGATACCGAACATCCTCTTGAGAATGACATTGAACAACTCAGCATGCGTGTCAGCGCAAGAGACCAAAAAGACAAGGTTCAATGGCTGTTAAACACCTTTTTTGTCATCAATGAAGAAGGTTCACATTGGATCAATCATCGTTGCGAAGAAGGCATAGCTGAATACTATGACTTCATAAACAGCAAAAAGAAGGCTGGAAAAGCATCTGCTGCTAAACGCATGACGAACAATAGTTCAACAGGTGTTCAAACAGATGATGAACAGATGTTGGAATCTAGTTCAACGTATGTTCAACCAACCACTAACCACTATCCACTAACCACTAACCATAAAACAAAGGATGTTTTTGTTTTTCCAGATTGGTTACCAATGGAGACATGGGAAGCATTCATCAAGATGCGTAAGCGCATTAAGAAGCCACCAACTGATTATGCAATAAAGTTGTTGATCAACAAGCTTGAGAAGTTCAAGAACAACGGACAAAATGTCCAAGCTATTCTTGAGCGATCAATTACAAGCAGTTGGCAAGACTTGTATGAAATCGCGGAAGTTAAGACTGTAAACAAGTTCGACAACTTTTCTACAACAGTGCCTGGAAGCCAAGAGCGTGACCCAGCACTTGTCAAACTTGACCAAGATGCAAAGAGGGCCGCTGCTCCATCCTTGGAGACTCTTGAACGGCTTGCTGCTTTGCGTCAGAAGATTTCTGAGGAGCAAAAATGACAAGAGACAAAGCAAACAAGATCCTGGATGAAGCAAAAAGAAACAAACTGATTCCCTTCAACCTGATCAACCAAGCATTAATAAAAACAGGTGATCTAGATGTACGAACAACTGATCCAGAGATTAGTAGAACACTATGCGACTATGGCGCTGAATCCCGCTACCGTAGAACACGCTCGTCATCAAGTCCGTTCGTTACGCGACGATAACTCAGGTTTATTTAAAGACCTTCCAGAACTTGTAAAGGAACGCATTGATGAAAAAAAGAAGCAAATACCGTCCTAAGGGCATCCGTCTAGATGTAATGACATACGTTAAGTCAGGCATGCTAACAGTGGCAAAAGTCCCAGGTGCTGGCACTACGCTGATTACAAAAAACCATGCAGCCCTAGACGAGATTTTGTTCGGCAGAGGCACTATGGAACATGCCGACATTCTCATTCATGCATTCAACCAAGCAGAAGCTATTGCCAAGCTATTTCCTGAAAAGGGAAGTGATTGGTTGCCAGAGATCAAAGAAGCCCAAGACGCTGTTTACGAAATGGGTAGACGAGGGGTGAATGGCAAGAGTTATCTGTTTACTGGTCCTGAGATTCAAGCTGTGAAACTGGCTATGCAAGTTCATGACCAACAGTTAGAGGAAACGACAGTAAAAGAACTTGAACAATCAATCGACTATGTTAATCAATGCATTATCACAAAGAAGGTGCGAGTTATCACGAGGGAGTTGGCATGACACAAGATGAAATCATTGAGATGCTTAGAGCATCGTGCGATAAAGACCGAGTTGATCCTGAGCAAAATGGGTTTTGGGTAATCGTTACTGAAGAACTTGAAGCCTTTGCCAAACTGGTAGCAGCCGTTGCCACTGATAAAGAGCGTGAGGCGTGTGCTCAAACAGTATTAAACATCGCTGGATTCAAAGAATATGAATTTGCGGCAAACTCAATCCGAGCAAGAGGTAAAGCATGATGTACTTAGGCATCGACCCTGGGTTTACTGGAGCTTGGGGCATTGTTGACCACAACGGGAAGTACATCTCTTGTGGCGACATGATCCACAATGAAAAACACATTCTTTCCCGATCAGTTTGGGCAGAAATGTGTCAAGCAGTTGACCGACAAGACATAGAGATCATCATTGAATCAGTCCATGCTATGCCAGGACAAGGAGTTAGCTCCAGTTTCAAGTTTGGGATGGCGTTTGGAGCCGCTATAGCCATCGTAGAACGCTTTAATTGCCCCTGGCACATAGTTACCCCTCAGAAATGGAAAAAAGCCCTCAAACTCGATTCTGACAAAAACAAGAGTTTGACCCTGGCAAGAGAAATATGGCCTATTGCTCCGCTAAAAAGAAAAAAAGACAACGGAAGAGCAGAAGCATTACTGATGGCAGAGTACTTACGGCGTGAGAACGATGGACTGGAATGACATTGGATACGATCCAAAAAAAGAGAGCGAGTACGAGAAATACTACAAAAAGCCCTCTTGGTACTGGGATGAATTCGTAGGCCCAAGGACGAAACGTGGTGGAAAAAGACCGGGCGCTGGCAGACCTTCAACAAAAATACAACAACCGAAAAAAGAAGGCTTGACTGTTACACTCAAGATAAATAACATAGCGACACTAAACCTCAAAGAGTTAGGAGATGGAGACATCGAAAGAGGGATAGAGAGATTGATTGAAAAGCACATGTAAAGGATTGATATGACTGATAAAGAACTGTTAGAGCTGGCTGCTAAAGCGGCTGGATATAAGCGCAAATATTACGAATATCTTGGCGAATGGGGAATGATTGACGATGACCCTGATAGCGGTTGGTGGAACCCACTAACAGACGATGGTGATGCGCTGCGTCTGGCTGTGAAGTTGCGAATGGATGTTGAGCCTTGGATTCATGGCGACTCTGCTTGTTCTCGTGTTCTTTGCGGTGAGATTCTGATTGATGAGCCGCATTATGGTGATGATCCTGAAAGAGCAACCCGCCGAGCAATCGTAAGAGCAGCGGCTGAAATAGGAAAGGCAATGAAATGACACAAGATGAAATCATTGAGATGGCTAAAGAGGCTGATTTACACGCAACCGTGCACTTTAGAAAAGAACAGTTGAGAAAGTTTGCAAAACTGGTAGCAGACGTTGTCACTGCTAAAGAGCGTGAGGCGTGTGCAAAGGTGTGTGAAGAATTGGTGATTGAGGTTGTTGGTAATTCTGCTTTGGCAGTTGATCAATGCGCCAGAACAATCCGAGCAAGAGATGAAGCATGACATGGCCTTTCCCAACACAACCAGTAGTCCCCTGGACTAAATCTCAAGAACAAGCATACAAAGCAGCGCAACGCGCACAACTGCCAAAGGCTCCTTTATGAGTTACATCAACATCATTCATTGCGATAAATGTGATTCAACAAATGTTTTGCATGAACAAGTGGTTTCAAAGCCTCAAGAGATTCATTTAACAATGACTCAAATGGCTGAAGAAGAAAAGAAACCAAAAATGTCTTATGACGTTTACTACTACACCCGTTACAAAATGATTTGTAAAGACTGTGGACATATTGTGGAGTACCAAAAATGAGCATAGAAGCAATGAAACAGTGGCTTGAGGCTTTGGAATATGCAGATGCTTGTTTGAAAAAACAATTAACAGCAAAGACAAAGCACGAATACGCACAGGATTTACTATTGTCCGCAGGCACATCTTTACGCCAAGCCATCGAAGAGGCAGAGAAGCAAGAGCCTGTGGCTGAATGTGTTGATGACGGTGAAGGTGGTGTGTATTACAAGACGCTTGCACCTAAAGCGGTTATAGGCAATCTCTACACCCACCCACAACCAAAGGCAGACCATATTCCTGACGCCACGAAAATGGTTGAGCAAGAGCCTGTGGCGTGGCAGGGCCGAATGGACAACGAGTCTGAATGGGAAAATTTAGACGATGAGAAACAAGCACATTGGCGACGAGATTCATGTGGTTATGAAATACGCGCTCTATATACCGAGCCACAACCAAAAGCAGAGCAAGAGCCTTTAGCGCGTGAACGTGCGATTGTTGACCTCATTGTCGCGGAGCATGGCTATCCAAAAGAGTTTAAAGAGTTTGAAGCTGCACTCAAAGCAAGAAACAATACCACATCGCAAACAGACCAAGACGAAGTAGACATTCGTAGTCGCTTGTATCAGCGCATATATGATCTTGAAACTCAATTAGCCAAGCAAGAGCAGGTTGAGCCTGTGGCGTGGCGTATTTCGTACCCAAACGACCCTGAACTTGGTTTCTGGTTTGCAGAAGGTATTGGTGGAGAAGGTTGTTTAAATGAGCCTCTCTACACCACACCACAACAAGGAAAGCCGCTAACGGTTGAGCAATTCCAAGTCATTCGCAACAGCCTTTTCCGTCAAGACGGTTGGGATGGTGACGGTTGGGATTTAGCGTTGAAAGAAGCAATCGAAGCCGCCCACGGCATTAAGGAGTAAGACATGAGCATAGAAGCAATGAAACAGGCGCTTGAGGCTTTGGAATTGTGGTTGAACCACAAACTCGATGAAGACACGGCATGGCAAGCGCACACATCCATACGCCAAGCCATCACAGAGGCAGAGAAGCAAGAGCAGGGTGAGCCTGTGGCGTGGAGATTTACTGGTATTGCTGGATTAAAGCGCTTCATTTCTCAAAAAATGTATGAGGCTCAAACCCCAGCGACAAAAAAATGGTACGAGCCATTTAAATGCGCGAATTGCACCACACCACAACCAAAGCAGGAGCAGGGTGAGCCTGTGGCGATACATCAATATCGCAATCCTCATTGTTCAGATTGGTATGACGGAATCCCAGACCACCATGATGGTCACGGGCCGTATGAAGTACGCACTCTCTACACCACACCACAACAACGCAAGCCGCTGACGGATGCAGAAATAGATTTGATGACAGACCATATTTATTACCGTGGAAAGCCTGTTGACCGTGACTATCGCATCGGAATATTTCGTCAAGCCGAAGCTGCTCATCACATTAAGGAGTAACAAATGAAAAAAGGAACAGTAATTTTTGAAGTCGTTGCAGGCGTAGAAGGGCCAAGTTTTTATATTGGAGATGATTACAGTGGCCATCGCTTGGCAGGTCCAAAACCTTGGGGTGGTGGAAGGACTCTTCACAAGTTCATTGTGAATATTGCAGAGTTACGCGAAGAACTCGACAGCTTGGAAGCCGCCCACGACATTAAGGAGTAAGACATGAGCATAGAAGCAATGAAACAGTGGCTTGAGGCGTTAGAACATGGTTTGGACTATGCAAAAAGCGAACAGTTTGAAAATGCACAACGGTACAAAGGATATGAAAACCTAGCACCTGATGATGCGCATTCAATTCAACTGATTGAAGCCGCGATCACATCCCTACGCCAAGCCATCACAGAGGCAGAGAAGCAAGAGCCTGTGGCGTGGATTAAGCGAAGCGCCAAGGGAAACATTATTGACTTGCTAAGTGAGCCTGACGATGACGCTGAACCTGTCTACACCACACCACAACAACGCAAGCCGCTGACGGATAAGCAGATTGCAAAGTTGATGGACATCTACGATGTTGCGTCACTTGATTACGCCAGAGCAATCGAAGCCGCCCACGGCATTAAGGAGTAAGACATGACAGATGAAGAAGTTGAAAAAATCATCAAACAAAACATGAGCCTAACAATAAATCTTGCTGGTATACGCGCAGATTTTGAGGCCGCACAACAACGCACATGGATTGGGCTTACAAATGAAGAAGTGAAAGATGCACTCAGAAAAGTGATGCACTCTGACACCAATGGCGTAGTCCGAGCCATTGAAGCCAAACTAAAAGCAAAGAATTTTGCGTAACGAGAAGAACACATGACAAGAAAAAAAACATTCCAAACACTTGAGTTACTGATGAAAAGAACAATAGAAGAAGGTGAATGTTGGCTATGGCAAGGATATTCACACAACAAAACACCTCAAGTAAGTCA